GTTTTACAATATTCGGAAAAATTAACATCTTCTCTACCACTGTTTAGTGGAGAATAATCAAAAGGCCAACAAAAAGATTTAGCTATTTTACTAGGCATGATTCTAGCAAATCCTCCTATGTGATGCACTTTTCTAAATGTATAATAAGTATCTGTATTTTTTCCGTAAATTAAAAAATGTTCTTTAGAATGGACGCCACCGGGATTGTTTATTAATCCGACTGGGTAGGGTGAAAATATACAATTTCCTCTTGTAAGGTTGTATATTTCTTTTATATGCTTGAAATAATGTTCCCCATACGGTAAAGCGTCATCATCTAATTTGCATATGATTTCACCAGAACATTCTTTAATTAATCTGTTATTAGCTTCACCTGCACCACAATTAGTATCCCATCTATGTAATTTTATCCATGGTTTGTCTGGAATACCTAAATCGTTATCAGAACCCTGAATCCCGATGTGCCATTCTAAAATTTCATCATGGTGCGAATCTAAGAAATGAAACAATTTTTGTAAATAAAAATTTCTGTTCCCTAATGTTGTTGTATATACACTTATGCTCATATCAACTCCCAGTTTTTTATTGGAGATAACATTCCTAATTCACAGTGCGTTGAATACCCCGGAATGGGTGTGATTAGAGGTATGTTATTTTTCCATAAATCTAAACACCTTTCATGATCTCTACTGTAATTTAACCCCAATGATGACCATTTTATCATAATATCTTTAGCCTTTTGTAATGTTGATTTTTTTATACAAAATGTATCTGTTGTAGATGGAGTTGTTCTCCAATGAGAAAGTTTTCCTGACAATATTTGTGCAGTCAGGTTATTGTATTGAGGTAATTCATACTTGTCTGGATGGTCATACAATGATATGTACCCATTAGGATTCATAAGCATACCTTCAAACAAAACATCAATCCAGCCCTCTTTGTGAATGTAATCGTCTTCTAAGAAATAAACAATATCATCATCACCTGCGTTATCCAAAGCATATTCTATAGACATAATAAAAGATTTAGCACCTGAGTTAGCTGCTATATTTATCACTTTATTTGCACTAGGTATTTTTGTAACAAAATGCTGTGAACTATCACCATCAAAAAGAACAATGTGTGAGATGTCTACATTTTGATATTTTTTTATAGAATCAGTTAAATTTAAATAGCATTTTTCTCTAGAAAACCAACTCGGCCTAGGTTTATTTTTTGATATTTCTGAGTATGTACAATGTCTGTTTATTATCCACAATTTATTCATTTAAATATACCCATTTGTTTGTTTATCATAATAGTCCTTTTTCCATGAAACCCGAATTGGTTTTTATATGGTAGATCTTCTACAGAAAAGTCATAGGCAACTGATATGGGTGCAAATTTAATTCCTAAATTTTCTAAGTAATCACCATTCATTCTGCATAAGAATTCATCTTCTGGAATTTGTAAATCTGAGTATTTCAGATTACTACAGCACTCTAAAAATTTTTTACTTCTTAGTGAGAATCCCCCATTACCAACAGTTTTATTTTTATTCCAAGGTTGTGTAAGCCAAGGTGCTCCTATATAATCATACTCAAGAAAACTGTCAGACCATGCATTTTTATTAATAATGTAACCGTCATATTGAATGATTAAAACATGTCCATCATCAATTTCAGAATTTAAATCGTGGACAATAAATTTGTTATATTCAGATAAAGTTTTGGGATGATCAAAAAAAATAGAATTTTTAAATTTATACAAAGCATTCATTTCATTAAATATTTTTTTTGATGCTTCTTTTGTTTGACCACCATCAACACAAACCAAAGTAAAATCAAACATACTGTGCTCCCGCTCGCGTAAAAACTGCTGATGGGTATGCTCTATAAACCTCATTAATCAAATTTACCTTCATACTTTCAGCTAATGCATGAGGCAATCCTTGATTACCTACAAACAATTCTGATCCAGCAAGTACTTCTGCTAAATCTAAAATAGTTGGTGTTTTATAGTATTCTACTTTATGATTAAATGTGTATTCAAAAATTTCATGTTCTTTTTCTAGTCCAACGAAAACAGATTGATCTTTTAATAATGATAAATTATTTTCCCAAAAAGAATAGTTACCATGATATCGAACTGACCTTGATATAATTGTAGGTTTATGTATTTTTCTTGGATGTTTTATATTTAACCATGCGGAATCCCGTTCGGTAAATGGTAAATTAAATGCAGCTAAATGAGAATCCGAAAGATTATTGTACTTTATATTTTTTCGAAATAAGTCTAAATCATAATTCACAGATTGACCTTCCCAAAGTTCTACCCCCTTAATATAATCTTGCTGTTCTAGCACAGGAATTAATGATTTAATTGCTGTTTCAGTTAGTTTGGTTTGTTTTTTGTCTGCCCATTTCACCAAAGGATTATTTAATCCACCAAGAGGATCTAAATATAAAATCCCGCCACCTAAAGCTCTAACTGTAGGCAAAGAAAATATTATATCCCCTAAGTCACCTGAATGTTTGAATGTTTTCATAGTATAAGTTCCCTACGAGAATAGTAATGATTAAATTCTTGTAATAATTCGGATTCCGAGCTTTTTAATTGACCGCCAATTCCGTTATTAACTAATGTTTTTCCTAAATCAGATAATCTATTTTTTTGTGAATTTATTCTCTCTAGTCTATGGTCTACCCCTAGAAATTTATAATGCAGGAGTAAAAAATTATTGTCTTGATAGGGGGTAATTGATTTCCCATTTGAATCAAACAATCCTGCATTATGAAATCCAAACGATGCCTGAAGAAACTGTTTTGGAGAAAAAATGACAGGTTTACTAAACCCAGAATCAAAACACCCATGTTTTATCAACTCTGTCATGGGAGTCCCTGTATATTTTGGGAATTTTAAATCAGACATTTGATACCCATTTGGCTTAAAGAATTGATAACCTTCTTGTACCTTTTCAGCTAAAAATAATTTAGTTGGAATAGTTCTATGATAAATTAATTCATCAGGATCTACCTGAATCACCAAATCATAATCAATAGCTAATGTTTTATATACATTTGTTTTCAAAGCAGTAAACCATTGTTCATCAAAACCACCTGTAACAAAATCCAATACGGTTAAGGGAACATTTTCTTGCTCTGCTGTTGTTTTTGCAACAGAAACCATATTATCATCTGATTCATTATTAATCAGAAATATGTGAGATGCAATGGTTGAGTAGTGCTTTATAAAGAATGGAATAATCTTTTCTTCATTCCGAGCAATAGTTATTACTGCTATTTTCATTTTTTATTCTTCCAATCATAAAATTTCTTGTATAAGGTTAATCTGTGATGTACAACTTTATTAAGATCAAAATATTGCTCTGTTATTTGATGAAGGTTCTTGCCCATTTCCAAACGCATATCTTTATCTTTAATAACTTTAGATAGAATACTCACCCATTCACTTTTAGGGGCATCTGGAGGAATTAGGAATCCCGTCTTACCATTTATTATAGTCTCATCATAACATCCGACATTTGATGCAATCAAGGGTACAGAATATCTACCTGCTTCTGCTACCTTGATCTCTGACTTGGAATCATTAAACTCGTTCATCTGCAATGGAGCGATAGCCATATCCATATGACTGTACATTACTCCATATTGATCGGTTGGCAATGCTTGGTTAATTGTGTAGTTTTTTCCACCCTTTAAACCAGCCATGATTATTCTCTCATAGTTTTTCCATACATCCTGTTGCCAATCAGGGCCTGTGTTAGGATCAATAGGAGGTTTTCCATAGAAGTCCCAACGAACTCTTTCCTTGCCAACTCTTTGATTTACTATGTTTGGGATACCAGCAAACTCTTTGACATCCTCCTCATGGTGAATACCTCCTGCCCATCCAACACGAACAAACCTATCCTTAGGAATTACGGAGCGTGTCGCATTCCAAGAAGGTAAGTTATAGTCTATAGCGTTCTTAACTACTGCTAGAACGCCATTACCCATAAACTGCTGAATTCTCTGCTGAAATTTTCTTTGAGTAACTGTAACTATATCACTGTTGTGATATATGAATTTAGTTATATCAGACAATCCACCCTTATATACTTCTTCTAATCTATGCCCTTCGTACAATTGAGTAAGGAGGTCATCTGTATCGTAGTGGAATATTTTACCCCGTTCTTTGGTTTTTCCACACATTCTAGCCGTGTATGGACCTCCAAAGTTAGATATGTTATTAGTCATTACAATGTCTGACCAATCCATATCAGCCCAATCCCAACCATCTATCCATTTTGGGATATTCTTTTTAGCCATCTGCTCGTCTATACCTAAGATATTTTCAGTAAATCTAACTTCAATAACATTAGGATACAATTCAGCTAATTTGGCATATGGTGCTATGGCTCGATAGTATGCACATCCGCCCCTGTTAGGTAGTGCTACAGCTATGCGTAGAGGTCTATTGAGTCCGGGAAATCCTACCTGACTCTTCCAGAAAGTAGTATCGTATTTTTCGCTATCTAAATTTTCTTTTTGCATATAAAAAAAGGTGAGGAGTTATTAGCTCCTCACCCATAATAGTCTTCTTGATTTAAATCAGCCGTTTATTTGCTGCGTTTTTTGTGGCACAACAGCGGTTGTAATTACATCACTAGAATCCTTAGGTGCTAGTGTGATAGCCTTGGTCAAGTCGATCAGAGCTTCACGCAAGTCATCCATATCGGGAACCTTACCATCGTGATTGGGTCCTTGTACCCCCGGTACAACACGCTTGACAGCAGTAACTGTGTGCTTACGGAATCTGCTGGATAGGAACGGTAGGAGTACTAGAAGCATTTCCAACCATGGTCCTGATCCGGGGATAACAGCACCAAACACACCAGTAATCACACTCAAAACATTAGGCGATAGGATTTCCTTGGTTGCATTAGCATCCAAAGTTACAATCATTGCACCCGGAGTATTGATGATATGATCCTGAGTTGTTATTACAGGCTCAGTTCCACGCTTGGCAAACTCTTGCTTGAGTGCATCCCCAACATCACCTCCTAGGGTTTCGATAGGAATGGGAACCGACTGCTTTGACTGTAGTGACTCAGGAGTTACATTGTTGGTTTCTGTCAGGACTAGGGGTGCTACAGGCTCTGTAGTTTCCCCTCCCCCAAATGAGAAGCCCTTACATGATGCAATGCCTAGAGTCAACACACACGCGATAATAAAGTTTTTAATCATATTCATCCTTTTAGTTTAGATAGATAATCACCATCGTCATCATCTTCTGCTGGAGAAGACACTACCTTAGGTGAGAGGGTAGTAATGCCGATCTCCGACAAGAGAATTTCTGAACTCTTACGCATTTCCTCGTAGTCTTCCAACTTGACGAGAGAATGAATATCATGGAGAGAATCCATGAAACGAGCGATCTCCTGAGGAGTACCAGCGGGGCTAGACTTAGGACGAGGAGCAGATTGATCGTACTTCGGGAAGCCGCCATCCATTTCCTTAACTACCTTAAAATCGTAGCCGTTCTTGAGATCTGTGATATCACCATAATCAGGATCCATCATAGTGTTCAAGATTTTCTTGAACACAATCTGTCCGATTGAAAGGATCTTGATCTCATTTGCAGGACGAACAGCCACATTCAAGTAGTAGCGTTCACGAGGCTTGATAAGACGAGCTAGAGCAGCGTACTGATCCTTTCCATCCTTACCAGACTTCTTGCTGTAGTCCCACAACTTATAGTATGCATCGCACAAAGGACACTTCTCATTGTGTATCTTACGGCAATGGAAGTTCTTTACATTCTGTCCTTCGCCAATACGGTGGATCTTGGTTTCAGCATAGAACCACCGTTCATCCCCTTCCTTTGATGGGAGAATGCGTAGGGTAGTCGTACCGTCCTCAAGTTGTACAAAGTTCTTGAGGAAGTCCTGACCTCCACCACCGCCACCTGTTTGCATTGCTTCATGCTTCTTGCGAAGTGCATCTAAATCTACTTTTGCCATGTTAGTTTTCTCCGTTACTTAGCGTATAGCTTGGTTTCTGCTCTTTGGTTACTAGACAGTTGAATTAGCATATCCTTCTTGTGGTCGAGAGCAGTCACTAGCGACTTCAAGAGGGAATAGCGTGTTGTGAGGTTGTTATAGTCCTGTTTGAGTGCAAAAATCTCAGGGTCTGCTGAAACAATTGCCTCTAGGTTTTTATCGGTAATCTTTTTATCTGCGCCATCTACAGCAGCAAGGCGTATTTGTGCAGACTTTTGTTCTATTTGTACTTCTACAGAATCCATCTTCTGTTTTACAAGTACCATGGCTCCAGCATAGTACGCATAAATAGAAGATTGACGCTCTAGTTCATGATCAACTTGATGTTTATCTATCAAAGTTAGATTATCGCATAGGCTGATATAGAGTTCCATGTCGAGCTTGTCTGCGATGTTCTTTATAATTTCAGACTTCATTGTGTGTCCACTAGTATTTTAAACAGTTTGGGATTGAGCCTCATCAATAATAGAAGGCTCCTGCTTAAATTAGTTGTTAGCTGTTCGTTGGTTGGATTAAATTCTTTATCCTCATCAGGATCTGTGTATCCAGAGATCTCCATCATCAAATGTGTCATCTCGTGGAGCAGGACTTCTCTA